CGGCCTGGAACACCTTGCGAAGCCGGTCCTTGATCCGGCGGGGGCTGTCCTCCAGGGCGCAGTAGAGCGCATCGCCCTCGGCGCACTTGCGCTCGTCCAGGGTGAAGCCGCCCTCGCTGACGGCCAAGCAGAAGTCCAGGGCCAGCCAGCTTTTGCCCCGCTTGGGCGCGCCGGCCAGCAGGGTCAGGCCCTCGGCGACGTAACCGGGGACCGCGTAGCTCACGGCAGGGAAGTCCATGGTCCAGAGCTGCTCGGCGGTGAAGCCGCGACGCGGCGGCCCGGTCGGGAGGTCCAGGATGGCGTCGGGATGGTTGCCCTGGTCGATCCAGTCGGCCACGTCGGCGCCCGGCGCGAGGCCCGGCAGGTTGATCACCTTGACCCACTCGGCGACCGGCTCCAGGCAGGCGCGCACGTCCTCGGCGTGGCGGCGGCCGGGCTCGTCGTTGTCGGGCAGGATCACCACCTGGAGGTCGGCGAACCATTTGGCCATGTGCGGCCTGAACTTGCCGGCCCCGCCCGAGCTGCACGTCCCGGCTAGACCGAAGTCCCACAGCTTCAGCGCCGCCTTCTCGCCCTCGACCACGTAGACCGGGCAGCCGTGCGAGGCCGCCTCCAGGAGCTGCGGCAGCCTGAACGGCACCCTGGCCTTGTCCGGGATGCCGCCGGGCTCCCAGCCCGAACCGACCGGCTTGCACTGGCTGAAGCTCTTGGGGTTGTAGCGGGTGACCCGCTGGACCGGCTGGCCCTGGTCGTCCTCGTAGACGTAGTAGGCGGCGATGTCGCGGTGGGCCTTGCCGTTGGCCTTGCCGTTGCCGTTCGGCTTGGGCCTGGGCGGCAGGCCACAGGTGTCTCGGACGTAGTCGCGGCAGGCTTCGAAGCTGTCACCCGCGAACGACATCACCCGGAAGCCCTCCGGGTCGTCCTCGTCCGCCCACACGCTTAAGCTCAAATCCTCGCCGCTGTGCCCTGGTCCGGGCGCCCTGATGACAAGCTCACCGTGGTCATCACGGCCGAGCTTGCCCCGGAGCTTGGCGGCCCAGTCCTGGATGCTGCCGACCATCCCGACCTTCCCCTCATGCGATCTCGCGAGCCTCCCGCACCGGGAGGCGGTTCGCGCCGTGCAGCGCGATCAGGGCGGCCTCGGCCCGCCCGTCGTCCTTGGCCCGCGTCCACAGCCCGGCCCAGCGGGGAAAGACCGTCGAGGCCCGCTGCCGGCTCGCGTCCTTGTCGCCAGTGACCCGCATGGCCTGCTTCCAGCCGGCTGGGCTCACTGTCTCGATGGGGATGAAGTTGGCGGCCATGATGCCGCGAATGGCGCCCAGGCCCAGCCAGAACGTGGCGGCGCCCACCCGGCCGTTCTGGGGCCGCACGCCGCCCTGCTCGATGATGGCGGCGTCGAACCTGCCGAACTTCAGCCGGGCGTCGATCTCGCGGGCCAGGGCGTACTCGTCCAGGCGCGTCCGCCCTTTGATCCGGTACGGCGGGAGGTCGATGACCTCCAGGTCCAGGATCGTCCCGTTGGACACCTGGAGGAAGGCGACAGCGCCGCGTGCGCCAGGATCAACGCCCAGCACGCGCACGGCCGGAAGTCCTACCCAAGGGGCGGGCGTCGAGGCGCTCGGCTGCGGCGATCAGGGCCTCCACGTTCGGAAGCGATTTCAGCACCCAGCCCCGGTCGCGATACGACCGCACCGTGGACTCCGGCAGGCCGGCCTCGCGGGCGAGCGTCAGGACGCCGACACGGTCGGCGACTCGCGCCACCCGGCGCATCCGATCACTCACGGTTAAGCTGTGGTTCATCGCGCCCACGGTACGCCAGCAACGGACCCTTCAAAAGTGAATCTTCGCGCTTGACCTCAAGTCCTCATCGGCGCGAATGTTCGCGGACGAAGGGGTCGCCATGTCGAGTCATCTAAACAGCCCGCTCGAAACGATCACCGCGCTAATCAAGGTCAGGGAGCTATCGGAAGACGACTTCTGTAAGCTGTGCTGTGACCTAGTAAACGATGTCATTTATCCCCGGAAATATTGTGTCCATCTGCGTCCATATGCGTCCTCATCCGTCCATGCATGTGTCAGCCCCGCGACAGAAACGACGTTCGGTTGTGATAGCTGTGGCGGTCCGGTGGACCCAGAGATGCGGCTTACACGGACGGCTCAGGACGCTGACGAGCCCTGGCTTTGCCAGGAGTGCCTGGACGCCGCGCTGGCCCTCGTGGTTCGTCTGGCTGCGGATCGTTCCCTGCGACGGGCTGACGCATGAGTCAGGCGCCCGCTGCGGTGGCTCAGTCGAAGCCTGGGGTGGCGCCGGACCCGCGCTTTGAGCGCACGCCGAAGGAGCGCCGAGCCATGCTGCTGCTGCTGCCCGAAGGCGCCCTCATCCAGATCGCCGAGACGACCTACGGCGGCCGGCTGCTCGTGCGCGATTCACACGGCCTGGACCGTGAGGTGAGGCTGAACGTCCGCGAGCTGCGGACGCTGGCTGCCATGGCCCGCCAGATCGCCCGCCGCGTCGCCATCCGCCCGGAGGGGAAACCATGATGGACCTGACCAGGAAGGAAGCCTTTCTGCTCGACTGGCTGCGCACCGAGACGAGCAGCCCCTACGACGATGTCCGTGGCCCCGAGCTTGCCACCCTGCTCGACCTAGGCTTGGCGGTGACCACCGGCTACGCGCCGCACGACCGGGTTCGCCTGACCCACCAGGGCGACTGCGAGGCCGGCGAGCGCGCCAGGGTCACCGCAGAGCGGCGGTCCTGGAGGGCCTGACCGGTGATCGAAACCTCCGATCCGTTCGACGCCTTGGCCAAGGTGCTGCCGGGCGCCCAGGCGGCCTTCAGCAAGGTCACCAAGGATGCGGCGAACCCGCATTTTCAGTCCCGCTACGCCAGCCTGAGCGAGATCGTGGACGCCACCGTGCCGGTGCTGAACCGGGCTGGCGTCACGGTGCTCCAGCCGGTGACCGTCGCAGGCGATGGGGTCCAGGTCACCACCGTGCTGCTGCACGAGTCCGGGCAATGGCTGCGGGCCACCCACACCGTGCCGGTGACCAAGCGGGATGCGCAGGGCGTCGGCAGCGCCCTGACCTACGCCCGCCGGCAGGCCCTCCAGGCCCTGCTCACGGTCGCCCCGATGGGCGAGGACGACGACGCCGAAGGGGCCGTGGGGCGTGGCGCTGGACGGCCGCCGCTGCCGCCGGCCGCACCGCCGGCCAAGCCGCCGCGCGCCGCCCGCGTGGGCCGCCTGGAGAAGACGCTGGGCGAGGTGCGCAACCGCCGGGACCTCGACCGCGCCTGGGACCTGTCCAAGGAACTGCGCGCCGAGCTTGAGGCCCAGGAGCCCGAGACGGCTGGCCGGCTGGCCAAGCTGTTCGCTGACCGCAGCGCCGAACTTTTAGAAGGGAGCGGGACCGTCCCGTCCCCAGGAGGAGAAGCGTGATGTCTGATACCGTAGATCATCGGCCGCGTGTGCTGCCGGCGACTGTCGCGGACCTTCTCGCCATGCGCCGGGCCAAGAGCGCGCCCGCGCTCCATGACGAGGTCGAACGCATCTTCCTGGTGCTCTACCAGGAACCGGCGTTCCGCAGACTTCAGGTCGCCGAGGATGGCTTCCCCGAGGACGCCGTCGAGGGCTCGGTGAGCATCGACCGGATGGAGTCGGCCCGGCTCATTCGCAATTGGGCAAGGGAGAACGAGATGCCATTCGTGGCCGAGCAGAAGCTTGTCGCCATCGTCCGCTCGGTCGGCGTCGTTCGCCGCCGTTTCGATCTCTAGAACGGATCGGCCAGCCGGCTTGATCCGCAAGGGAAATGCCCGTGGAAATCATCCAGATGCCGACATCCCTGGACCGGCTGGCCGACCAGATCAGGGCTGACTTGGAGCGACGCGACCAGAGCTGGGAAGGGTGGATTGAGACGACGCTCGACCTTTGCCAGCATCTTGCCGAAGCCAGGGCGGCGATCCGCGACAACATCACGTTTAACCAGTGGTGTAACCGCCAGGGTTTTAGACTGAATGACGATGACCGCGCCGCTGCGGTTGCTATAGGCAAAGATATCGCCAAAGCCAGGGCTGTCCTGGAGCGCACCGAGCGCCGATCATTGCGATATATCCACAAGCTTGAGTATGGTCCTCGCTACGTAGCGAAGAACAAGGCAAAGCTTACTCGGCCAGACCCGCCGGCGCCACCACCGCCGCGTCCCAGGTCGCCGCCGCGTCCGGCGCGCCGGACCAAGCTCACCGACGACATGCGCGAACAGGTGGCCGGCCGGCTGGTGGCCGGCGAGCCCCAGGCCGACATCGTGCGGGCGGTCAATACGGGCCGCGCCGACAAGGACAAGATCAGCGTCACGGTGGTCAAAACCGTGAAGGCCGAGTTGGATGCCGGTCTGATCGCCGACCCGAACACGTCCGTCTTATCGGCCACCAAGCAGCAGCAGTTCGACCGGGCGCTGCGGGCCGCCCGAATCCAACTGCGCGCCGAGCTGCTGGACGAGGTGCGGGAGGAGGTGCGCAAGACATGGGAAGAGGTGTTCCTACCGCACCACCGAGAGCAGCGGGAGTTCGCTGAGCGGATCATCGCCGGGCGCAAGGGCGTGATGTCGCGAGCCGAGTATCGGAAGCTGCTAGCCTGCCTGCACCCCGACAGCATCACCGACGACGACCGCAAGCCGAGGTATGTTGAAGCCTTCCAGTTGGTTCGCCGTCTGGAGGGCGTCCTGGTCAAGCCCGATCCTGAATCGGTGCAGGGCGCCCACTCTCGGCCGCTCCCGGCCACGCTGGCCGAGCTGATGGCCGCGCGGAAAAGGGGGCGAAGATGATCGAGCAACGCACCCCGGAATGGCTCAGCTTAAGGCTCGGCAAAGCGACCTCTAGCCGCGTCGCCGACATCGTCGCCCGCACCAAGACCGGCTTCAGCACGAGCCGCCAGAACTACGCGGCCGAGCTGATCGCCGAACGGCTCACCGGCGTCCCGGCCGACCACTATGTCAGCGGGCCGATGCAGTGGGGCATCGACCACGAGGCCGAGGCCAAGGCGCTATATGCCGACCGGCTGGGCATGATGGTCGAGCCGGCCGAGTTCGTGGATCACCCGGAGATCGCCTGGAGCGGCGCCAGCCCGGACGGCTACGTGGCCGGCGACGGGCTGGTGGAGGTGAAGTGCCCGCTGACCGCGACCCACCTGGACACCCTGCTGGGCGCGTCCATCGCGGGCGGTCATGTGGCGCAGATGCAGTGGCAGATGGCCTGCACCGGCCGGCTCTGGTGCGACTACGTGAGTTACGATCCGCGCCTGCCGCCCAGGATGCAGCTCTACGTCAAGCGGGTGCCCCGCGACCTGTCGCACATCCTGGAGCTTGAGGACGCGGTCGCCACCTTCCTGGCCGAGATCGACCAGCGGGTGCGCGACCTGGGCGCCCTGTACGGGCGCGAGGAGGCAGCATGACCGACAACAACGTCATCCCCCTGGCCACGCCGCTCTATGACCGGATGTGCCTCGCCATCGCCGAATGCGCGCGGGTGGACGAGGCCAAGGACATCCGGGACAAGACCGCCGCGCTGGAGGTCTACTACCGACAGGCCCACAACTCTGACGCCGAGCGGGAGGCTTGCAATATCCGGCTACGCGCCGAGCGCCGAGTCGGCGAGCTGCTGAAGGAACTGGCGCGGGTCGAGCCGCAGGAGCGCGCCCAGCGAGCGAACATCGCGCAGGGTCGTTTGCCCCGCGACGGGGCGAACGACTCACCCTCGCCCTACGGCCAAGCCCTGATCGACAACGGCATCAGCCGACAGGACGCCAGCCGGATGCAGCGGCTGGCGGATGTCCCAGCAGACGTATTCGAGGCGGCGCTGGCGCAGCCCGGCAAGCCGACGCTTTCAGCACTGATTGATGAGCCTCGGGGTGAGTTCCAGGTGACCGACCAGTCGCTGATCGTATGGGGACACTTGCGCGACCTGAACCAACTGCTGGCCGATCCCGAAGCGGCCGAGCCACTACATCGGATGACGAACGAGATGCGCGAGGATGTGGTGCGGATCATCCCGATCCTGGTCGGGCAGCTCCAAGCTTTCACGGAGGCCATCCATGAGCGTGCATGAAGACATCGTCGCGGCGATTCACCTGATCCTGGAGGGAATGCCCGGCCCGATTTCTCCAACCACGGTGGCGCTGCGGCTCGTGCGGCACTTCGGTCCGCAGCAGGAGATTCACCTTGCATGGCTCACGCTTGAACAGGCGAAGGCCATGGTGCGTCGCGTGCTGGCCGATGCCTTCGATCCAACCCGTCCAGCGACCGTTGAGGGCGGCCTGTTCGATGGGGACGACGGTGAGGTCTTTGGGACGCGGATGCAGGCTTGGTATCCGCTGCCTCACCGGCGCGGCGAGGTGGCCCTGTGGGAGCGAAAAGAGCGCCTCAGCTACGAACAATTGATGTGGGTCGCTGCTCAGCTTGCGAAGGCTGAACGCGGCCTTTCCCTGCACCGACTGGAGGTCGAGGCTTACGCCGCGCGCCTGCGGCCTACGCCAGACGCAGCATGAATGCCCCAGGCCACCGTCAGGCTGGTGGACCACGCCACCCGACAGCGGGCGGCCTCCTGGTGCTGGGGCGCCGAGCCCGGCACCGGGGTGACCTTCACCACGCCCGACAAGCGCACCCTGGAGCAGAACGCCAAGATGTGGGCCTGCCTGACCGACATCGCGGCGGCGGTGCCTTGGCATGGCCAGTGGCTGGCGCCGGACGACTGGAAACAGCTCTTCCTGGCGGACATGGACCGGGGCGCCCGGATGGTGCCGGCCCTGGACGGTCGCGGATTTGTGAACCTCAACACCAGCAGCAGCGCGCTCCGTGTGAAAGAGTTCGCACAGCTCCTGGATTCAATCCTGAAGTTTTCGCTGGACCACAACGTCGAAACGACACCATAAACAACTTACGTCAACTTGTTCGTATGCTGCATTGTAAAAAGCGCACAGACGAGCCGGTGACGCGGCGAGATCAGGCGCCGGGCACAGTCCTGGTCAGGGGGAAAGGCCCATGTATGTGATGGAGGACGACAACCGCTCGCCCAAGCGTCCCGCCGGCAAGAAACGACCGGCGACCCTGCCGCTGGACAAGCCCCTGTACAACGTCCAGGAAGCCGCTGCCGTGCTGCGGATCAGCCGGTCACTGCTCTACAAACAGGCTCAACTAGGCAACGTTGTGCTGGACAAGATTGGCGCGCGGACTGTGATCACGCGCGCCAACCTCCAAGCCCTGCTTGACCTAGGCCACAAGCAATAGCGCAGGCGCCGCCGCAGCCGGGCTCTGGACGGCCTTCGCGGGCTTCTGGGGCTTGCTGCGCAGGAAGGCGGACCATTCCCGCATCACGACCTTGCGCCGGCCCAGGAACGGGTCGGCGTCGCCCAGGTAGCTCGGCAGCGCCGCCGACACGGCGCTGTCCTTGGCCTGGATGGTGTGGCTGAGCACCCGGTCCATCAGCTCCAGCGAGAACGGCTCGCGGCCCCGGTGGGTGACCGCCACGCCCCAGGCCACGATGGTGGACCTGAAGCCATGGGTGTGGACCTCTCCGTAGCGCCGGGTCTGCCGCAGCACGGCGGTCGGGTGGTAGGGCCGAGGGCGCATGTGCGCCGGCACGCCCTTGCGCCTGATCACCGAAGCGCCCTCGCGGCCGTAGCTCGGGAAGATCAGGTCGTCCGGGCCGAGGTCGTAGACCCGGTGCGTGGCCGCCCGGCGCAGGCACTGGATCATGGCCACGTTCAGCGGGACCACGAAGCACTTGCCCTTCGGCCCCTTGCGCTTCTCGGTCTTGCGCCTTGCGGACGGCACGGTCCAGGTCCGCGCCTTCCAGTCGATCTCGCCCCAGCGGGCGCCAGCGGCCTCACGGACCCGCACGCCGGTCAGCAGGATGAACTCCAACAGCCGGGCGCTCATGACCGCGCGGTCCTGGAGGTCGGCCCACATCGCCGGGGCCTTCTCGAATGGCAGCGAGGCCCGGTGCGTGACGTGGTGCGGGTCGGAGCCCAGGCGGGCCTTCAGCCGCTTCAGCAGGGTCACGGCCCAGCCGCTGGCGTCCGGGGCGGCGTCGGGCCGCTCCAGGGCGATCCAGAGGTCCAGGACCCTGGCGATGCGGGTGATCAGGCGCTTGGCGTAGGGCGGGCACACGCCGCCGTTCCTGCGCCACATCGGCTTCACCAAGTCCTCGACATCGCGCAGCCCGACCTCGTCAATCGGCAGCTTGGCGATGGGGCCGATCAACTGGGTCATGTCCCGATACCACTGGCTCTGCTTCGGCTTCAGCTTCCGCTCGCTCGGCGGCGCCAGCCGTTCGAAGTGCCGGGTGGCGAACTCACCGAACGTCGGCACGACGGTGTCGCCCTCGGCCCGCGCGTCGATGGGGTTCTTGCCCTTGGCCAGCAGCTCCCGGTCCTCGTTGCGCTCGCGCCGCGCCTCTTCCAGGCTCAGCTCGTCCGGGTAGCTGCCCATCCAGCGTTCGGGCGTGCGGCCCCTGTAGCTGTAGCGATGCACCCATTTGGCGTTGCCGGCCGAGGTCACCACCAGGGTCAGGCCCTTGCCGTCCGGGAAGCGTTCCTCCCGGCCCTCCCGGATCGCCCTGGCGACCAGTCCCTTGAGGCTCCGTTCGTCAAGCTTGCGATCATTTTCGAGCAGTCGTGTCCGAGCCATTCCGGCCCTCCGTACCCACGCCCCCGCGCCCACAATCGGGTCGGTTCAGGCATGGACAAGGAAGCACGCGCCGGGACGCCTGTGGCAAGTAGCCATTTGAAATCGCTCAGCAAAGGTGACGCGAGTGGACGGGTGTGGCTCTCGCTGGACGTTCAAATTCAGTTGATGGTGATCAGCTCCAGTGAAGCTGTAACCGCTTGATCCGCAAGGGGTTTAGAGCTTCACCGAGCCTCGTACCCACGCCGCGCACCCCGTGGACGCCCCTGGACAGCCTGCGACGGTCTGACACACTAGTGGACGGGTGATTGCAGGGGTGTGTACAACTGCGCAAAACGCCAAGATCGAGCGAAGAGGGCTGAATCGGTGGGCTCCAAAGATGGAGGCTTGCGCTGATGCGGGCAAGACTCCGGAAGCTCGTGGAGCTGCGCGTGAGCGCCAGCAAACGGACCCGAATCACATGACCGACAGTCCATCTGAACAATTGCGCTGCGTCATCTGCGGCCGGCCCATCAACGGTGATAGCCACAACGCCGCGCCGGTCATTGAGGGCCGCTGCTGCGACGCCTGCAACATCGCGGTGGTTCTGCCGGATCGGCTGCGGCGCAGCTTGGAATCGGCGCGTTCGGTCTGATTGGGGATGTGTGCGCGGATGTCGCAGTCAATTCAAACACTGATGTGTTGACGGCGTACCACAAGCCGTTTACACGTCTAGTCACACCGAACGAACCAGCAAGGAACTACGCCAATGACTGCCGCCCGCCCGACCCGGATGACCCGCGAAGAAGAAGCCGCCTACCACAGCCGCCGGATGGCGGACCAGATCGAGCGCGCCACGGCCGCCATCGCCGCCGGCAGCTTCACCTCGGCGGCCCGCCAGAAGGAAGCTCTGGGCCACCTGAACAGCGCCTATGAGCACCTGCGCTCGATGGCCCACGGCGTGGCCGTGCAGGCCGGCTGGGACCGGATGCCCGAGGGCGCCCGGATAGCCGAGTGGACCGATGCCGAACAGGCGATCCTGGATATGCCCTTCGGGCTGCACCAGTGGCGCCCGAAGCACTCGGCCGCGTGCCCGGAGCAGGCTGAGGGCGTCGAGTCGCTGCTGGCCATGCGCGACGAGATCAAGGCCATGCCCATCGACCCGAGGCCAGTCCGGGAAGATCACCCGCTGCTGATCGAGGCCCGCAAAGAGGCCGGCGTCGATCTCGCCGCCCTCCGGGATCGCCGGGTGAAGCAGTACCAGGACGCGCTCGACTTCGGCCGGACCTTCGGCGGCCTGCCGGTCGGCGTGACCCGGGTCTGGTGCCGGAACTACGCCGGCACCGTCTGGGTCCGCCTCGACTGGCACATGAACGGCCGCCGCGTCCCGTTCAACACCATCGCCGCCGCCTACGATAAGCTCGTCCGGGAAGGCTCCATCATCGAGGAGGACTGACCTGGGCCTCGGGCGCGGCAGGAGCGCCGCGCCCGAGCTGCTTGCAGCAAAGCTGAGCACACGGACCCACTGCCATGACCGCTTGGAAAATCACCCTCAAACGCCACCCCGACTATGCCAGCCTGACTCTGGACAAGCGTGAGCACAACGTTTCGTGGAAGAGCGAGGACGAGGTGGGCGGCAATGGCTGGGCTCGGCTCAGGGTCGTCCCAGAAGGCCATGACGGCGCGGTGCGCATCACTGCCATCGAGGTCTATCACGGCCTGCCGGGCAAACGTGGCTCGGAGCGTGCGGCCAGTTTCGTCCTCGACCGCGCCGCCGCCATCGCCCTGCGCAAATACCTCAACGCGACCCTGAAGGGTGCGACCGCCTGCCACAGAGGATGAGCACAGACAGTGCTTTCACCTATGTGATCAGCAGCGTAAACATCTCCTCACACAAGGAGAACGAGATGACCAAGAACCAAGCCATTTCCGCCCGCATCCTCGCCAAAGCGGCCGAGGGCATGGACATCGCCGAAGCTTTCGACGCGGTGCTCGGCGAAGGCCGGTTCGAAGCTCTCGCCTCCGACCTCTACCACGCCCTCCGTGAGCGCGGCGAAACCGCCGCCGCTCGCTGAGGCGGCACATAACCAACCACTTAACTCGATAGGTTTACTTCCAATGCAAATCTCAGACGCCAAGACCCCGACCGAGGCCCGCATCGCGCCCCAGGAGCTGAACGGCCACCCGGTGCTCTTTGCCCAGTACGTCGAGGCTAAGCAGGGCTTCTACGTGGTGGTCCGCCGCGCGCCTCACGACCACCTGACGGCCTTCTGGGCGTCGCACATGGGCGAGGCATGGGAGCACGGCCACTACGGCTTCAAGACGCGCTCGGAAGCCTACGCGGACATGATCGACCGGCTGAGGGTCTGGTGATGGCTGGTCCGCAGCTCCCACCAGAAGCCGGCCGCAATGATGCGACGGCCTGCCGCACATCGTGTGCTTACATTCTGCGTTGACGACAGATAAACAGGCATCTACACATCTCATCACACATAACGAACCACGAAGGAACGACTGCCATGCAAGACCTTGATCTCGGAGTTTTTGTGGCCCGCCACCAGGGCCTGAAAATCTACCAGAGCGAAGACGGCTTCAGCGCCTGCAACGGCTCTGACTTCGCCGCCGACAACGCCGAAACCCTGGAGGGGGCCAAGGGCCAGATCGAAGACTACTGGGCCGACGCTCAAGCTTTCTACGGTAAGGCGTGATGGCCGGACCCCAACTGCCGCCGGCCGCCGCCGCGATCCGCGCCTGGGCCGACGAGTGGCTGACCCTCATGGCCGTCCAGGCCGCCGGCCGCTCGGATCGCCGCGCCTCGATGACCACGGGCGAGGTGGACTCCAGGGGCCGCCCCATGGCCCTGGTCGTCAGCATCGTGCCGGGCCGCTACGGCCGGCCGCCGAGCACGGTCTACACCTACGGCAGACGGATCGACCGTCACGGCGCCGTCATGGTGCTGGCGCAGCGCCGCCAGCGCGAACTGAGCAAGGCGAAGGGAGCCTGACCATGGCCAAGCCCTATGCCAACATGCGCTTCACCGAGCGCGAGTTTCGGATCGTCCATCGCAGCGTCATCGACGCCGCTAGCGAAGTGATGCGCAAGTGGAAGGCCGCGCCTCCTGCGGAGAAAGCGTTCTATCGCGACGCCTACAGCCGCATGGAAGTGCTGGTCGCCAAATTCGAGGCCGTGCTGATCGCCGACACCTCCCAGGACCCCGAGCCGGAGGAGGCCGCCGACGACAGCGACGCCTGAACACCACCTGCGACGTATGCGCCCGATGCTCACCGCCGCGCTTGCGTGGCCACTAACGGGCCGTGTACGTCCATCACCACAACTGCTTTTGACACCTGGAGAACAACCTAGTGGCTCTTCTGATCCTCATCGCCGCCCTCCTGTACTTCGTGCCCACCCTGATCGTGGTCTACCGGGATCATCCCCAGAAGGGCGCAATCATCGTGCTGAACATCTTCGGCGGCTGGACCGTGCTCGGCTGGGTCGGCGCCCTGGTCTGGGCCTGCACCGCCTATGCGCAACCGGCCGACAGCTCGCCCAAACCCTGATAGGGTGGCCGGGTAAGACCGACCACCTGGGCGCCCTTCATCGGGCGCCCTTTTCTTTTGCGCTCAAGGGTGTGCGCATTTGTCGTTTGCATTGATGTGTGACGGCGTGTAAACGTCCTCTCACAACATCAATGACCACAACGGACCACCCCAATGACTGCCCACATCTCCCTGACCACCGGCGCCGCGATCCAGCTTCGCGAGGACTGGCTGAACCAACTGGCGAAGGCGTTCATGGCCCACATCGCCGAAACCTGCGAGCTGACCTTTCCGCCGGTGCGGGTCACCTGCGGCTTCCCCAGCCGGGGCGGCGAACTGGGCGGCAAGACCCGCGTTCGGGGCCAGTGCTGGTCGGCCGAGGCGTCCGAGGACAATCACGCCGAAATCTTCATCAGCCCGGTGGAGGCCGACGTGGACACGGTGGCCGCGATCCTGGCGCACGAGATCGTCCACGCGGCGCTCCCGCAGGCCGGCCACGGCAAGCCCTTCCAGAAGGCCATGAAGACGCTGGGCCACATCGCGCCGTTCACCAGCGCGATCCCCACCGACGCCTTCTGGACCTGGGCGCAGCCGATGCTGACCAAGGTCGGCCCGTACCCGCACGCCATGCTGGTCGCGATGCGCCCGGTGGCTGCCCCGAAGAAACAGACCGCCCGGATGCTCAAGGCCGTCTGCGAGTGCGACGGCTGCGGCTACACCGTGCGGCTGGCCCGGAAATGGATCGTGGAGGTCGGCCCGCCGATCTGCCCGAAGCACGGCGTGGCCATGACGGTCGAGGGCCTGGGCGAGGAGCCAGGAGAGGGTGATGAGGAGGGTTGATCCCTCCTCACATTTTGTTGTGTACACTTGCGTTCATTAGTGTATGCAGCGCATACTTCCAAGCTGCGAAACCAGCAGTGTAACCAGGGCTGTAAGCCCGCAGAAAGGACTAAAACGTGAGCACGACCAAGACTGTTGCCGTTCAAAAGCCTAAACCGTCGCTGGCCCGCGAGCCGTTGTCGGTGCAGGTGGTCACCCGTGTGACTCCCACCAACCGCGCCCGGATCAAGTCCCTGGCCGATTCCGAGAACATCTCGCTCCAGGCGCTGGGCGTCTACGCCTGGAATCTGGCCCTGACCGCCTACGGGCTGGAGCCAATCGCTGATAGCGGGGAGTGATGGACCGGCCGCGCAGGCTCCGGAGCGAGCTGCTGGGATGCAGCTCGTCTCGCGCCGACCAGCCAGTGGCCGTGACCCGCGCCCTGTTCACGGGCGACGGGATGCGCCACCGGCGGGGAACCCGCACCTGCGACGGCTGCGACCTCTGCTGCACCGCCATGGGCGTCGAGGAGATCGGCAAGGACATGGGCGCACGCTGCCCGCACCTGACCGGCCGGCCCGGCGAATCCTGCGGCATCTACGCCAGCCGGCCCAGCACCTGCCGCGCCTTCGCCTGCATCTGGGTCCTGGACGACAAGCTGCTGCCGGACGACATGCAGCCGGCCCGCTGCGGCTTCGTCCTGGCCAGCATCACCCAGCGCGATCCGCGCGAAGGCGCCGACATGTTCACGGTCTATGAGGACCCGGCGCGGCCGGGCGCCTGGAAGCGGCCCCACTACCTGCACCAGCTTCGCCGGCTGGCGGCCGGGGCCAACCGCATGGTGGTGATCGGCGCCGGCGACGACGCGGTGGCGGTGATCGGCCCTAGAGGCGGGCTCTACCACCGCAAGGACCACCCGGAGCTGTTCCCTGGCGGGCTGACGGTCGGCTGCCCGAGGGAAGAATACCGATGAAGGTCAAGGCGCCTTGGCCCGGACGCGATGAGCCCGGACAGCAAAAAGGCCCGGCGCGCGGCTGAGCCAGCGCGCCGGGCCTGATGTCCCAGCAGGAACGAGGCGGGTCTACACCACAGCCAGCCGTTCCGGAAGAGGTCGGGTATCATATCCGCTTAAAATGCCCCGCAGAGCCCCAGAAATGGCCGCTGAGGCCGATTGCGGGTCTGGCCGGTGTCCACCTAGCCAAAATCGGCAAGGGGCATGTGCAGCCCTTCTAGGCGGTTCTGAGTGGTGGCGCTTGTTCCAGGGCCTCGACCCGAGCCGCAAGCTCTAGCACCGCGTTGAACAGCGTGGCGATGATCGGCTGCTCGTGCAGGCTCAGCAGCCCTTCCTCGCCCTCGACCACCACCACGTTCTGGTTCTCGAAAACCGCTTCGGGAATGCCCGTCCGGACATCCTGGGCCACCCAGCCGGCATAGGACGGGATCGCCTTGCCTTCGGCCCGATAGCTCTCCTCTTCGTGCTTCCAGGTATAGAGCACCGGCTTGCCCATGGCCCGCAGATCGCTGATCGAGCGGCGGAACACCCGCAGCACGGTTTTGACCCGAGCGTCCGACGACGCGGTCACGTTGCCCGAGGAATCGGTCGTGAGCGTGCCGGCCGCGTACTGCGGCAGGCGCACCGCGCCGACCTTGCTCAGCATCATCGCGGCGTAGGCGCCGCCTGCGCTGTAGACATAGAACTGGAGGTCGGCGTCGTTGTTGACGGTCTGGGCTATCGACCGGATCACGCCGCCGATGTTGCCAGTCCCGGCGTTGGAGTTCGGGACAAGCCGCACCTCGACGCCCTGGCCCGCCGCCCACGGAGCATTGTTCTGCACCAGCAGCGGATTGCCGAGCGCGCCGCCGCCCGTCGTCACCTGGGCATAGACCGTCTGGGCCTTGGTGACCCCGATCACCGTGACGATGTTGGCCGCGTGGTCGCCGATCTGAACGTCGCCGTTCGCGAGGCAGGCCAGCCCCATGTAGGCGGTGCCCAGGCTGTAGGTGAAGAACTCCAGGTCGGCGTCGTTGGAATTGACCTGAGCGCGGCTGCGGATCGTCGCGGTGTAGGCGGTGCCGGCGGGGCCAATCCGGAAATCGACGCCCTGGCCGGCGCTCCAGGCGTGGCTGTTGTAAATCTGGAGCGGGATCGCGACCGGCGTGGCGCTGGCGGCGAAGCTGATCGGCGGCGCCGTGGCCGGCGTGGTGATGTTCCCGGAAGCGTCCGAGACCAGGATGCCGGCGCCGTAGGCCCCCAGGTTCAGCGCGCCGGCTGAACTCAGCGTCATCCGGTAGCTCAGCGAGCCGGCGGCCATCACGCCCCACTGGAGGCCGGTCGAGTTGTCGGCGCCGTCCCGGTAGGCGTTGAACCGGCCATAGCCCGCGCCGGCCGTGGGATAGAGCTGCATCCCGGCCGCTGCGCCAACGGAACCGGCGGCGGTGTTCTGGATGGTCAGCGGCTCGATGTTGTTGCCCGCCGACGATTGCGAAAGCGTCAGCGAGGCTATGCTTGGATTGGCCGTGCTGCTGACGTTGCCGACGCTGTCATTCTGGAGCAGCCCCGCCGAATGGTACTGCGACAAGGCAAAGGCCCCGTTCGGGGCGAAGCTGGCCACCTGGACGCCCGAGCCGGCGTTGTAGGTGTAGAAGCTCAAATCGGCGTTGTTGGCGGCTCCGCTCGCCTGCGAGCGGATCACCCCGGCTACCCCGGCCACGGCCGGCGACAGCCTCAGCTCGACGCCCTGGCCGTCCGCCCAGGCCGCCGCATTGGTCAGCCGCAGCGGGTTGATGACCGCCCCGGCCGAGGTGATCTGCATCACCTGGGTGCCGCCGCTCCAGACACAGGCGGTATCCAGGAAGGGCAGCACATGCCCGGAGGTGCCGGTGGGAACGCCAAGATTGGCCCTGGCCGTGACGAAATTGGTCAGGTCCGACAGGTTGTTGGCGGCGTTCAGCGGGGTATAGCCCAGGTTGCCGGTCACCGCGCCGGCCGCGAGCTTGGCGCTGGTCACCGCGCCATCGGCGAGGTCTTGGGTGATCACCGCGCCGTTCTGGATCGCTATCGTCCCGACCGAGTTCGCCGCGAGCTTGCCCACGGTGACGGCGGCCGTGCCGATCTGGGCCGAGCCCACGGTGTCGAGCGTGGCCAGCGCGCCCAGGCCGTTCACGTCGGCGGCTTGGATGCGGTCGTTCACCCAGGTCGCCCCGGCGCCCTGATCGCGCACCATGACCGCCTCGCCGAGATCGGCGGCGGTGACCGGTGGCAGTGCGCCGGGAGGTCCCTGCGGACCCATCGGGCCGACTGGGCCAGGGACGCCCTGCGAGGCGTAGACCTCCACCAGCACCACCTGCTGGGTCGGGTTGGCGCCCACCACCACGTCCACCGGTTCGGCGACGAGGTCGAGATCGCGTTCCTCGGGCGTAGTCATGGCGCTGCCGCCTCCTCAAGCAGATACCCGGCCCGGCGCGCCTCCTCGGGCGCCATGAGGTCGGTGTCGCCTTCCCGAGCCGACGTGCCGCTGTCGGTGATGTCGCCGGTCACCTTCACCGATCCGGCGAGCACGGTCGCCACCGTCCCAACCGCGTCGGTGAGCTGCAAATCCCAGCGCCCGCTGGCCGGCAGCAGCCGGGTGGCGTCGTGGTCCAGCAGCATGTCGATGGTGTTCGGCAGCGTGACCGTAAGAGCGGCCGGGATGATGATCGCCCCGGCGGTTCGGTCCCGGACCTCGGCCTTCACCGCGATCCCCGTCAGGTCCACCGGCTGGGTCTTCAGGTCGTCCGCCCACAGCAAGAACCGCCACGCGCTGTCGTCGCCCCGGTAGATCGTCAGGGCGTAGTTACCCGGCATCATGGCTTCGCCTCCCGACCGTCGATGCGGCGCAGCTCGGCCAGCCGCTGCCAGGGAACCTCCTCGTAGCGTCCGCCTTCCGGGACGTTGAGCATGATCTGCTCCAGGTCCGCGTCCATGAACATCACGATGTCCCCGGCGGCATTGTAGATGGCGACGGTCATGCTTGGGTCTTTTCGTCAGTAATCGTCATGTAGATATCGGAGATCGTCACGGTAGCTGAGCCATATTTGAAGGTGCTCAGGCTGAAAACGTGGTTCCCTGGCGATGGTTTGAACCGCCAGTGCCCGATCACTTGGTTATAGGTCGCGCCGTTGAAGGTCTTCGTGCCCCACTCAGAGGCGGCAGCCCCGTCAATCTTCAGATCGACCTCCCAGGTGTCGTCCGAGCCGCTGCAATTCGCATTGCCCCACACGTCGATGTTCACATAACCACCGGAGCAGTTGATCGTAGTCGTGAGGATTTGGGTGATCGAGGTTGTGACCGAGATCGCGCCGGAATTGTTGACCTGGGTTGTTTGGCTGATATTGTTCGCCACGATCTTGTTGGTGGTGATCGTGTTCGCCTTGATGTCGTCGGCCTGGAAGTTGGTGGCGATCACCTTGCCGCCGGTCACCGCCAGCGGATAGACGTTGCTGGAGCCGTCCGTGAATCCGATCTGATCGGCCACGAAGGCCATGCTGGAAACAGACGGGTTGGCGGCCACCTTGACGCCGGCAATTCGAGCATAGCCGGGACCGGTGGAAGACACCGATAGCACCCACTGAGCGTTCAGCCCGTTCACCGAGCTTTGCAGGTTGGTGATGGACGAGGTGTGCCCATCCACCGTGGTGCTTACATTGCTGATCTGGGTGGACAAGGCGCTGTCGGCGCTGGCCCGGGTGTTCGATTCGGTAGTGATCGCGGCCGTATTGTTGTTGATCGCGCTCTGGGTGCTGGTCTTGTACTGCCCCCAGGTCTGGCCTGGGGCGGCATACAGGGTGGCGTCGCTAAGCTGGAAGCTGTGCCCGTCCGGCTGGAGCACCCCGATGGCGTCCACACGGGTCACCGCATAGGTCGCGTCGGTCTGGGCCTTGGTGATCCCGTTGACGGCGTAGGTTTCGAGCGGCGTGCCGTCCGAAAGGTGGGTCTGGTCGTAGAGGTTCTGATTGGTGACCAGAAGGTCTTGCGCCGTCTGGGCCGCCTGATCCGAGGTCTGCTGGCCCAGCGCCGTCGTGTCGTTGAGCTGCTGGACCAGTTCTTCCGGGGTCTGGCCGCCGATCTGGGTCACGCCCTGCGAGATCAGCGTGCCGGCGGTGACCAGCCCGAGGTCGAGCGCCAGCGAGCCCTCGACGCCCCGGACGTTCCGGTAACGGATCATTACATGGTAGGTCCCGCCGGACACCAGGGCGCGCAGCTCGATCCGATGCGCGGTGCCTGGAGCCTCGACCGTGGCGGTGGGGCCGAACGAGCCCGGCGACAGTTGCAGGGCGTAGTCCACGATCACGCCCATCACGTTCGGATCGTCAATCGCGCCGGTGATGATGATCGCCGGCACCTGCGCGCCGTCCGGGCCGGTCAGCACCCCGCCGGTCGCGGTCCAGGAGCCGACCCCAGGCTGCGAGACGTAGGCCGGGTTGATTGGGGCCAAGCTTGAGATCGGCGGCGGGTTCGGGGTCTGCCCGAGCGCATAGGCGTCCTTGCCCGGCGTCTCGGATCGACAGGTGAAGACGATCCGACCGGTGGTCGGGTCAAGCTCCCGCGTCTCGATCAGGAGCTGCTGGTTCGACATCCCGAACTCGGGGTCGTTCGCCGTGATGCAGTCGCCCGGCTTGAGTGCGTGGAGCGCCGGCCCGAGCGGGAGCACGACCGGCTCAAATTCCCGGGCGTCAACGATGTCATAGGCCGCTAGCTGGGCGACCTGGGCGGCGCTCTGGACGAGCGGATAGCTGCCTTCCTTGCTCCGCAGCTCGCCGTCCGCCGCGAGGTAGGTGCTGACCGTCACCGCCCCGGCCGGCACCAGCGTCCAGCCGTTCGCCTCGCTCCGGTAGCTCGGGATGATCTGGTTCAGCCGATTGCGGCGGCTCTTGCTGCCGGTGATCGAAACGTCGGCGATGCAGTCCCGGCCGGTGACCGTCGCAATCGACACGCGGGGTGTCCGGACATAGCAGGAGATCATCCCGGCGAGCTTGATCGGCTCGCCGCCGCCGGCCTGGAGGATCGTGGTCAGCACGTCCCATTTGCGGTCGGACGAGAGCACCTCGCCGCCGACCGTCCAGCCGTTCGCCTCGCAGACGTTGGCGCCCTGGATGAAGGCCGGCACGTCAATCGCCGCGATGTTCGCCCCGATCCCGAAGCTCAGCACCCCGTTGTCGCGCCGGCCGATGCACCACGTCAGGCCCTGGAGGAACGGATTGGTGTTGCCGGTGAAGCTCCAGCTCGTCTCGTCGTTCCACCGCTGCGAGCCCGATCCTCCGGGCACGGTCGAGTCCTTGCGCGGGTCGTAGACGGCCGGGCCGAGGACCACGAACAGCGGCTTTGGGACGCCGGACGGATAGGCGGTGCTGTCGTAGATCAGGGTCCACCACGCGCAGGCCACCCCGGAGGTCTTGCAGGCGCTGGTCCATTCCGGGAGAACGGATGCGCCGACGCCCGCCGGCCAGATCGCGGTCGGCTCTGGCTTGAGCCCGTAGGAGTACCGCAGGAACATCTTGCCGGCGTACTGCGGCGGCGACGTGACCTGTTCGCCCGACAGGGCCACCGCGAAGTCGCCGGCCTTCATGCTCTCCACGCCCTGGATCGGGCCGGCCGAGAGCGCCAGCAGGTACATCAGCGCCTTGTTCTTGTCGGCCTGCCCCGACGTGTTCATGTGGACGGCCTTGCCGGCGACGCCCGTCCGGCCGAGCGTCAGCGGTATCCCGGCCGTAGGGTCCGCCTGGAAGTCGGTCTGGCTCCCGGCCGCGCCGATCCCGACCCGGGGTTTCAGCAGCATCGAGACGCCGAGCAGCGCGACGGTCCCGACGAGCTTCGCGACCGTGCCCCAGGTGACCGTCGTGGTGCCGAGCGTGAACGCAGCGCCGGCGCCCCCAATTGCAGCGCCAACCGCGCCAACGGCGGCGCCGATCCCCACCAGCGCGCCGCCGATGACCCCGACAGTCCCGCCGATAGCCGCTCCGACTCCGGCGAGGCCGATCCCGGCGCCGAGCGCCGCGCCAGCCGCCGCGCCGGCCGTCGCGCCGGCAGTGATCGCACCGATTAGCGCCGCGCCGGCCACCGCTAGGAGCTGTGGCATGGCGGGCAGCTCCAGGCGGTTTCGGCAAGCTCAAGTTTGGCGGCGATGACCGAGCACGCGCCGCCCTCGACGGCTTCGGTGAAGGCAAGCACCCGGCCGTTGCCGATCACGACCCCGAGTCCATGCCAACCGCCGACTCCGGGGAAGGCGATCAGGTCCGCCGGGAGGCTCGCGGCCGGCGTGATCCGGAGCAGCCCCGGCACGCTGTCCATCCAGTCCATGACGTTCGCCATGCCGCGCGCCTTGAGCGCCTTCCTGGCCGCGAGATCGGATCGGTAGCGGCCGAACTGCGACAGGTTCGGCTTGTAGCCGAGCCGGCGCAGGAGGTCGGCGGCCAGCCGGGCGCAATCGTTCTCGCCCCAGGCGAAGGGTCGGCCCCGGAACCTATCGAGGGTCGCCTGCGCGGCCTCGACCCGGAGCACGAGCGCCGGTTTAGGCCCGGTTAGAGGCGGCAGCGACGTTGGGGCGAACATAGAGGGCATCGACGGTGACGGAGGGTCGGGCGGCGTCCTGGCCCCATGGGAGCGAACGCTGAATGTCGGTGATGAACTGCATCCCGAGTTCGCCGGGCCAAGCCGATTGGTGGTAGGCGTTGGTCAGCCGCACGCCCTCGGCGTCATCGAACAGCCGTTCCCAGATCGAGACGGTGTTGAGGGCGACGGCCCGGCTTCCGAACCCGACCGACAGCACGCCCTGGTCGGACTCCCCGGAGTAGATCAGCAGCGGCGTTCCGGTGACCGCGCCGCTGGCCGGATCGACCGCCCCGAGCCAGACCAGCACCTGCTGGCCCTGCATGTCCTGGCCGCAGAGGATCGCCGCCGCATCCGAGGTCGGCGGGTTGATCCCGACCTTCAGGCTCGGCGCCGCGTCGCCAAAGCCGTCCGTGATCGTGCCCAGTGATGCGAGGACGCCGAATCCGGCGTCCTGGCCCACGAAGGTCTTGCCGCTGAAGCTGACGCTCCCGGAGCCGTCGATGAGCCGGAGCCAGCCGCCGTCCGGCAGCTCGACCTCGACCCCGACGAACATCAGGACCGAGGGCGTCGCGAACTGATCATGGAAGGTCGCGTCGTCGGCCATGGCGGAAGCCTCGTCTCAAGACGTGTAAACGGGATGTGCGTGATTGTCGCACTCTAGAGTGATTGCGCTAATGATAGCTAGCATGTACACATCAATCGACAAACGCACTGGACCTCCACATGACCACCGACCTGAACAACGACCTGCACGCAATGACCATTCTGGCCGTGCTTCGCGAGCGCCGAGTGACCCTGACCTGGGGCCATCAGGAAGCTGACGGCGTGATCTCCCAAGCCTGGGGCCAGGACGACCGCGAGGCTGTCGAGAAGCTGGAGGCCGC